CCTTGACGCACAGCAAGCACGTTAGCCATTTGACTATCGCGCTCAAAAGCACGATGCTTCATAGCCTCTACGCGACGTGCGATGAGTTTAATGTCTGCCATTGTTATCCTATCGATTGATTAAAATTACTTAACGTGCTGTACGACGATTAGTTGCCTTAATTGTCTTAGACAAGTTAATCCGAGTACCAGGCTTATCACCTGGTCTGATAGGCAATGTGTCTATACGACCAGTAGGTCCTGGTGTATTAGGCATGCGCCATTTTTTAGGAATACTTATTTTAGGTTGAGGTTGCTTTTTTAGTGCACTAACCTGGCTAGTAGTAGAATTCCTTTTTGGTGTATTAATACCAGAAGCAGGGTTCTTTTTTGGTGTATTAACCCTGCTTGCAGGAGAATTTCCACCTACGCCTCTTTTTATTTGCGCCATTTTCTTATCCTATCAATTGGTTAAAAAAATTACATTGATGACGAAGAACGTCCGCCACTGCTGCGCTTGCTAGGTGTACCCATTCCACCGAAACCGTATGGTGAGTTTGAGCGACCTGACTTTGCTGCGTTTGCAGCCTTGTTCTTTGCTGTAACGATACGCTTAGCACCGTACATACGCTTTACACCTTCTGTGTATGTTGCTGATGCCTTACCAGCACCAACCTTTGCAAGTGCTGCTGTCATTCCATCTGACTTAATCTTATCGATTGTAGCCTGTGACACCTTGTTCTTTACCATCTTAGGCATTGATGCGCGTGCTGATGCATCTGCTGCTCTTGACTTTGCTACTGATGCGCGGCGTGTAACGGATGCTGTGTTCTTAGCGCGCGCTGAATCTGCTGACTTTGCTGCCATTTCTTTCTCCTATTATTCGTATTGAGCAAGTTCGTAATCGTTGAGATTAACAACGTAACGATTGCTTTGTTGTTTTGCCGTAGCCCACTTGTTTGGGATATGGCTCTGGCTCATTCTTGTAGTGCCTATTACTTCGCGCGCACGTAGTTCACAGAACCACAATGCCATTACGCAGTCTGTCTTACCTTTGGTATCTGGCTTCCAGGTTATTAATTGCTGGATTAAAGCCTTGATACCTTCTGAACCATCTTGCGATGGCAGTTCCATTAAGTTGTCATCTTGATGCACATTGCTACGCATAGTCCCAAAAAGACCTGACATAGCAGCCACACCAAAGCCCGTGTCCCATTTATTCCTACCAGTAAACTGGCTAGAGAATCTGACACCAGCAGAGGCAAGATAAGTACGTAAGACTTCATCTAGCGCATAGGCTTTCTGATGAGCATTAGTCTCAATACGTAGTTCTTGTGGACGATACTTTTCAACCCACGTCTCAATTAACTTTTGAATCTTTTGAGGGGTTGGCTCTTGCATATTCTCTACATCGAGGATGTAGCGTTTTCTTGTCTGACGGTCAACCGTCATAATAACAGCAGCGGTGTTACCACTCATCGCTGGGTCTAAGCCCATGATGGTGTACCACTGACCTTTTTCTTCTGGATGACCAGGCGTACCAGGCTTTAGAGGTCCGCGCTTGCGCATCCTGTTAACTGAACCTTGGACACAAGCAGGGGGGAAAATAGAATCTTCCTGGACATCCTGCTGCTGATAAACAAGTGCCCAAGCAGAAGGAGAGACTTCTGAACGTCTGCGAAACAGTGCTGGCCCGTTCCACTTAGGATAAAGGCCGTCCTCATCTGGAAGGATGTTGTCCTCTGAACCTTCCCATGGGATATTAGACTTTGGCCAAAGGGTAGTCCATTTTTCTGGGTCATCGTTGTACTCCAATACTGCTGGCATTGACATGTAGGTAAACGGTGTCCTGCCACCCGTCCAGTGTTCAGGATTGCGAATCTCTCGATATAAATCATTTGCTGCAATTCGTGTGCCTACAATCAGCAACTTACCAGAATCACCAAGACGAGTAATTACATCTCGCTGCAACCACAACAGTTGCTTTTCCCATTCATGAGCGTTAGATGTAGTAACAACGTCGTCAAGAATGATAAGGTTAGAACGAGCACCAGTGATTTGACCACCCACACCAAGGGCCTGAACAGTCGGGTCCTTTTCGGTGGAGTCACGGCTGAGGTAGATACGGTCTGCTTTCCAGGTATCTGCATCCTCTTTCCATCCTCCGACAGAGCCATAGACGGCCTGCATTTTAGCCCACCGCTCATGAGACAGGCGCTGCTTGATTGAGTATAAGTATTCTTTGGCGCGCTCTTGAGTCTTTGAGACGATGGTAATTTTGATGTTGGGGTCCATGGCTATGCGATAGACACAGTAGTTGACCGTGATGACGGTAGACTTGGCATGCTCGGGGGGTACGTTTATCAACAGACGCTTACCAGAGGCAGGCTCATAGACCATGCTGTCATGGATGTAACTTGGCTCACGTCCTTCTAGGATATCAATCCAAGAACGGTGATGGTCAAAGATTGGGCTGCCTAGGAACTCCTTGGAGAACTCCTCAAAGCCTATCTTAAACTTAGCGTCCCCTGTGACGATGGAGAGGGTCTTCTCCCCCTCAGTTCGGGCCTTGTCTAAAGCGGCCATGAACTTCTCGTCTTTGCGCCAGTCTTTCATGACATCGGGCTTCCTGTCAGCCCTGGCGATTGCATCTTGCAAGTCTAAACCTTGCCTGATGAATTCTAGTACTTTGTCCTTTGCTTCACGCAAGGCCACCACATTGTGATGTTCTTTACCACCTTTGGCAGCCATATAAACCCCCTATAATAAATCCCCTTTATCGCTCGGCTTGCCCTGCAAGCCTCGCTAACCCCTCGTGTGTTCGTGGCTGGCACCAAGCCAGCCCTTACGGTCTGTCTTAGCCACCCACTCACAGTTAGATAAACTCACTACGTGCTTGTCGTTCGTTTATCGTTACATATATACTAACCCGTTCAAATACGAAAAGCGAACGCAGTGAGTTATGTAATGTGACGGAAGTCACCCAATTTATAGTACTAATACGGACATACGGGACACTAGAGCCTAAATACTGGAAAAATAATTTTAGGCGATAGTGTATATATATACGGGGACCGTATAACAAGCACTGGGGTCGCCATAGCGACCACGAAGTAGTTCAGCGAATGATGAGCGCGAGGAACGAGCGCATTCGCGCTCTTGGGGGGTCGAGGGGGGCGAAGCCACCCCGCGCTTTTAGTAATCGCTCCGCGATTTAGTACTGTCGGCAGACACGCGAGCGAGCGTAGCGAGCGAGCGCGCGATTTTTTAATGAGCGCGGGTTTGTGTCGGGTGACTATCTGCTGGGGGTTTTGGGCTGGCTGGCTGAGCGTGGCTGAGCGTGGGGGCTGGTCGGTTTCCGACCACTTGGCGCGGGTTGCGCCTCTTTGACATAGGGGGGGCGTTCGTGTATTCTTGCTTTAGCAAGTGAGGCGAACGACCTCTCTGCGGAAGGTAAAAAAATGACATCAGCAACACCAAAGCAAGTTAAGACCGAGGACACTGCAAACAAGGCACTAGCGCAGGAATTGGGCGCGACCATCAATGAAGGCGCTTTCCGCGCTTGGTTCGACAAGTCGGCTGAGATGGTTATCGCTGGCTCACTCTCGACTCGTGGCTGGGCTGCGACTGTGGATGCTTGCGAGGGTTCGACCTTCGCTAAGTCCTCTTGGCGCTCTTATGTTGTAGCCGCTTACAATTTGGGAAGCATCAAGGGTGGAGATAAGGTCAATGTTCGCAAACTCATCACCACCACGCAGGACGCTCTACGCGTCATGGATAAGGCAGAATTTAAGAACATTTTGGATGAGGTTTCTAGTTTCGCTCAATTCGTGAAGATTGTCGAGGGCTTGGCTGAGGTCGAGGCTGAGGCTAAGACACGCGGGGCGGGCAAAGAGACAGCATCCGAGAAGGACATCAACGCGCAAGTGAAGGCGGTCGCGGTCGATTTTGATGCGGTGGTCACTCTGGCGCTTGGACTGTTTCAGGAATTGGAAGCGGACAAGGCTATCGTTCACAATTTCGAGAACGCGGAAAAACTGGGGAGACTCATCAAGGCGCAGATTGCAAACTCTCGCGCCCTATCGGTCGCTCATCCTGTGAAGGCGAGCGCCTAATCTAGGCGGTCGGTTTCCGACCAAGCCCCTCACCCTTTCGGGGGTGGGGGGTTTCGCCATGTCCGCGCGCGGGGCGCGCGAAAAGTTTGTGTCCGACAGTTTGTGTCGGACGAGTTTGTGTCGAAGGGCAAGGGCATAGCCGTAGTCGTGGCGTGAAAGTTTGTGTCGGGGGTAGCGGGTCAGCCGTAGTCGTCCGCGTTTGACATTGGTCACCGGCTCCCGTATTCTTATCTTAGTGGGGGCAACTACGCCCTTACCACCGGTCGGATTCCGACCACTACCCGAAAGGTTCCAAATGTATCTCACAACACTAGACCTACTTGCAGTAATGATTGCGCTAGTAGTATCAGTAACACTCGTCATCACATCAGCCGTTGCTAATGCTCGGCTTACACGCTCAGTTCAGGAATACCGCAAGGCATACCTAGACATCAAGGCTGGCAAGTAATCATGTTAGCCACAGTTATCGAACGCATCAACATCAAGAAGGTTGATAAGTGTATGGATAGCGATAAGCACCTAGATACACGCTTTATCGGCTTGCCACACTATGTCGAGAGACTTCTATGTCATACCACACACATCAGAGGTCCAAAATACACCAAGTCAATGTATGTCTTTGACATGGTACTGCTCACAATCGTTCGTCCCAACCGAGCCAAGAACTATTGGCGAGAAGTAAGAAAGGAATTGTCATGAGGTGGCGAAACATCCGTTATGCAAGTCCAATGCCTGCAAACTTCATGCACGCAGGTATTCAGACTTCTGATGGTCGCTTCTATGTAAGTGCCCGTTATAGTGAGTTCAGGACTAATACACTTAACTGGGCTGTCCTTGATTGGAAAACTGGTACTTACATGGACGGCTTTGCCTATCGTAGAGATGCCAAGCGGTTCGTGGAAATGGGAGGCTTAGCATGACTATTGCATACGGCTACACAGGTGTCGGGTTATGTACGCGTTGCCAATACCCACGCCATCTATTCGTATCATCAGATGAGGAACAACAGTCGTCTGAGCGTTGTCAGGAGTGCCACAATAGGTACAACACTGAGGATGTAATTCTTACTGTGCCAATCATGACAGAGACTCCAAACTGTTATGCTTGTACTTATCCTGAGTGGTCGGATTCCGACCGAGAGGAACACCTCAACAAGTGGCAGTTCGTTACCGCTTATCTTGGAGACAGGGAGACAGTAGTACAAGTCCACCGAGATTGCTCAACAGCCTCTCGCAACAGTCACAGTTGTTCAGATTGTGATTTCATCTATGTCACAATGCGTAATGTAGATTGGCGCAGGACACTCGGCAATAACAGTCAGACATTTGTCGAG